AGACATGTACGGATTACCATTTGAAACATGGCATGATGATGGGGATTTATCAGATTACATTACCAGAGTTGTAGGAGCACATGCAAAATGATCCCTTTCAGAAATTTTTTGAATGAAGAAGCATTAGACAAAGCACTTTCACCAAATGTACGAAGTGCTATTATTGATAAAGGTGGAAAGATTTACCAGATCGGTGGCGTAGTACGTGATGAAATGTTGGGAAAAGTTTCTAAGGACTTAGACCTACTTGTAGTAGGAATCGACATCAAAGAACTTGGAAAAATTATTGAACCATTTGGAAAAGTTAATCTTGTCGGAAAATCTTTTGGAGTACTCAAGTTTAAACCCGAAGGTTCTTCTGAAGAGATTGACATATCTGTACCAAGAATTGATGAAAAGAGTACAGGAAAAGGTCACAAGGATTTTGAGATTAAATTAGGTAAAGGAATTTCTTTAGAGCAAGACCAACTCCGTAGAGATTTCTGGATGAATGCAATGTCGAAAGATATTGAAACAGGTGAAGTTCATGATATGGGTGGCCGGGGAAAACTTGACATAGAGAACAGAGTTGTCAGAATGATTAATCCTCAAGCTTTTCAGGATGATCCATTAAGGATGTTAAGGGCCGTACAATTTGCAGCAAGATTCGATTTCAAGATTGAACCAAAAACCTACAAAGAAATTAAAAATAATGCTAAGTTGATAAAGACGGTTTCAGCAGAACGGTTCCATGAAGAATTTGTGAAGATGTTCACCAAGAGCACTAAACCAAGTTATGGAATTAAATTGATGATTGAATTAGGATTGATGAAATTCCTTTTTCCTCAAGTTAGGAAAGTTTCAGGACTCGTAGACAAGATACCGAAGGCAAATTTCCCAGCTTTCCTAGCAGTAATGCTTAAGGACTTAGGGAGTCAGGCTGGTAAAGCTGCACAAAAAGTGATGAGGGTTTCCAATAATGATGCTGAGTCCATAGACGAAATTGTACGGGTTATGACCAACAAGAAAATTCAACCTTCAAGTAAGAATGAATTTGCAGTGGTAAAATGGGTAGAGAATTTAAACTCTTATGTTATAGATAGTATAGATGGATATTTACAAACTGTGAAATCTCAAACTATCGCTAATTTATTCAGGGACATGAAAAGGAAGGGAAAACCTACGAACAGGAAAGAATTGGTAGTTGATGGAAGAGATATCATAGGAATAGGAATTAAAGGCCCGAAAGTTGGAAAAGTATTAGATTGGGCATTGGAATATGCTATCCGTAAAGGGAACCAAGATAAAGAAAAGTTGTTGAAAGCAATACAAAGGGAAGCGTGAAAACATTTGAAGAATACAACGAAGAAATTAAGGTTGAAAGTGTTCTAAAATTATCACTTACTGGGCCCGTTTTGGCTTCAGCACAGAAATTACAGAAGAAAATAAGTGATCCAGATTCCGTGTTACTTTCAGGAAAAGATTTACACATTACACTCGCTTCTGGACCCTGGTGGAAGAAAGAAAAAAATAGGATTCAATTACCTATTCCAGAACCAGATTTTAGGATGGATTTTGAAGATTCGATACAGAAAATTAGCCAAGGAAACAGCACTTCTTGGTACGTAAGGATAAAACAACAGAAAGAAATGAAACAATATGTTAAAGATATTTTGGGAAATGTACCGAATCCAGATAGAGTATATCACGTGTCCCTTGCCAATCGGACGGGGAAGAAAGGAGATTCAGTTGCCATAGTAGAATTTTTTACATTAGGTGTTAATAAACCCAAAATGAGCGATGTTCAAGATTATTTGAATCGTTTGGGTGGTGCTGTAAGATTATTAACAAATAAAGACTTAATAAGAAACATTGAACACTATTTTAAAACTATTAAAAATTTAAAGTTAGATCGAACTGGAAGAAAAGTATTATCATTTGAGGGACTTGAAACAGAAGTCGCACCTCCTGGCAAAGAGAAGATGATTAAGAAATTAAAGAAAAAATTTGGAGCGGATAGTGATATACCCTTTAAAATAGCATGGTCACAACATAATAAGGGAAAATAATGGCAATTAATTCAGAAAAATTAGTGAGATTATTACGTGACGGTGATGTAATGGAACCGTTGGATATTCAAAGGATTAAAATATTACAAAGAAAATTTGATAACGGCCAAAAACTTTCTTTGAAGGAATTTGGACTGCTCAGAGAATATTCTATGCAGGTAGTAGATATAGTATTTAATAATCCTATGTTATACAATGAATTACGAAGAATAATGGTCCGGAACGTTCAAGGTTAATATGATAAGTTTAACAGATATAGCCGCAAAGAATTTTAAACGAATTCGTGAGGATGAAGAATTGGATGAAGATGTGCCTTTAAGAGTATCCGTTAAGGGTGGTGGTTGTGCTGGATATGAATACGTTTTAGATTTTGGTGAACCAACAAAAAGAGATTTAACTTTTGAATCAAAAGGTTTACCAATAATAATAGATAAAAAGAGTCATTTAGTAGTGGATGGTTTGGAAATAGATTGGTCAAAAGATTTATCTGCACCGGGTCCACGATTTCAAAATCCTAGAGCAGCTTCAACGTGTGGATGTTCTACTAGTTTCTCAATTAAACAAGAAGAGGTGTTTACACCTGCATGGATGAAATAAAATGTCATATTCAGATAAAGTAATGGAGCATTATGAAAAACCTAAAAATGTTGGGAGTTTGGATAGCGGTGATAATTCTGTCGGTACTGCTTTGGTGGGCGCTCCTGCTTGTGGTGATGTAATGAAACTTCAAATAAAGGTAGATGATGAATCGCAGAGAATCGTTGATGCTAAATTTAAGACTTTTGGTTGTGGTAGCGCAATTGCTGCTTCAAGTTTGGCAACAGAATGGGTTAAAGGGCAAACCCTTGATGAAGCAACTACTATTAACAATACAGAAATTGTGGAAGAATTATCGCTCCCGCCTGTCAAAATTCATTGTTCGGTATTGGCAGAAGATGCCATTAAAGGAGCAATTGCAGATTATAAGAGTAAACATGAAACGATTTAAAGAATACATAAATGAGATAGTTACACTGGACGAAGAAAATATAATAAGCCAGATTAAAAAAGAAACAGATATATTAGTTGATTCAGTATATTCTAATTATACAAAAGAATATCATAAAGGTCAGCCAGAAGTTGTAGGTTGGTTAGATGGAAGTGGAAATGCCTTGGTTCGTAATGAAGTATTATACGAATCCGGGATTCAAAATACTGATTCGATATTAGATATCGGATGCGGAGTAGCACATTTTTATTACTTTCTAAAAAATCAAGGATGGACCGGTGAATACTTGGGTATAGATCCAAATTTAGAAGCAATCCGATTGATAGACGAAGAAATTAATACAAAATGTGGAACAATAGATGACCTCGATGATTCTAAATATGATTGGGTTATAGCATCGGGAATATTTAATATTGGCATACAAGAATCGCATGCATGGTGGATTATAGAGAACATGATGAAACGTGCTGAAAAGGGTGTAGTATTCAACATGCTAAAACATCCATATATTAGTGAAAGTTATGAAAGTTATATACCAGAAGAAGTAGAAACAAAATTGAAAGAATTTGACCACAAGAAAATAGAAATTGTAGAGGGATATTTTTCAGGCGAAGAAGAATTTACTGTATATTTTTACAAGGAAACCAAATGAAAACGTTACTAGAATTTGATTCACCACAAATATACTGCGACATGGACGGAGTATTGGCAGACTTTGATCAAGGTGTTATTGACCAGATTGGGGGGAAATTTAAAGATGCCCGTTGGCACGAATTGCCTGATGATTTTTTCTATCAGTTAGAACCCATGCCCGATGCAAAAAAACTTTGGGGATTTATTGGAAAATTTGAACCATTTATATTAACTGCTATTCCAAGATCTAGTAGAGGGCCTATTGCCGCCAGAGCCGCTGAAGATAAAACAAAATGGATGAAAAGGTGGTTTGGAGTTAGTGCAGATAGAATGTATCCAGTTACACGGAAAAACAAAGCAAATTTCGCTATGGATGGCCGAGATCACAGACCTAATTTACTCATTGATGATCATCTAGGTAATATTCAAGAATTTAGAAAAGCACACGGAATAGGAGTCCATCATACAAGTGCTAGTAATACAATTAAACAACTCAAAGAAATTGGATATAGATAAGGATAAATTATGCCAACTTATTCATATTTAAATGATATAACTGCTAGCACAGAAGAACTTAACATACTGGATGTTTCTGCTCATGCTACTGCTAATGACGGTACTTATTTGAGAGGTGATTCAACATGGGCAATTATAACGAAACGCATGCCCACTCAAAATGCAGGGGTAACTCTTGCAGAACGAACCTATTTAAATTTTGATGGTACTCATTTAATAGCAACCGATGATTCCGGTAATGATCAACACGACATTACTTTGAGCTCAAATTTACAAGCATTATCTGGTTTAACTTCTGCTGCAGATAAGGGAATTCAATATACTGGATCTGGTACAGCAGCAGTTTATGATTTAACTACAGCCGGTAAAGCACTACTAGACGATGCAGATGCATCCGCACAAAGAACAACGTTAGGTTTAGTAATCGGAACCGATGTACAGGCATATGATACAGACCTCGCTGCAATTGCAGGATTAACTTCAGCCGCAAACAAAGGAATTCAATTTACGGGGAGTGGTACAGCTGCAGTTTATAGTTTGACTGCTGCTGGGAAAGCTCTACTAGATGATGCAGATGCAGCCGCACAAAGAACGACACTTGGGTTGGGAACAATTGCAACGCATGCAGCTCCTTCTGGAACGGTTGTCGGAACTAGTGATACTCAAACACTTACAAATAAATCCATTGATTTAGCTACTAATACTTTAACAGGTTCAGTTGCAGAATTTAATTCAGCTTTACAAACCGAAAGTTTTATTACATCTAGTGGTTCAATCTCTTCAACCTTTGGAAATATTGATGTAGGATCTTCATCAATTACTACAACTGGAACTCTTATAATTCCGAATTCGACAAGTGCACAAACTCTTTCCACTAATGGTCAAATAGCTTTAGGAAGGTCGGGCGGTGCTAATTATATTTACGCAAGGATAGGCGGTACTACCTATAAAGTTCAAGTTACATAAACTTTAAAAGAACAACAAAAAGAAATAGATTACAAATGAGGTATGAATGAACGAATTATTTACAATAGATGAATTTATGATGATGGGACTTGTATTATTTTCATCATTTTGGATTTTCCTATTTAATTATAGAACAGATAATAAAGACAAATATACAAATAAATGGCTAATTATTTTAGACCTATTCATTAATATGGGTATGTCTACGACTGGCTATCTA